CACCCCCATGTACGTTAGTGAAAACGATGTCCCCGTTACAATCGCATCCGCGGGGAGAACTATCGACGACGATCCACTTAGGCGTTCCGCGTTAGATGCGCCAGCGTCTATCAACACCTGAAACATCGCGCTCAACCTAAGTTGCGCACCGCATTTCCAGGCATGCGCCGAAACATACTCTGACCACGCGGCCTCAATAGCTCGCCGAGCGGTCGCAACATCCTGCGTCCCTGTGGGGATTGCATAACCAATCAGGTACCCAATATCAAACCTCCACACGGCGTTATAAATATATCCGCGCTGCTCAACTAGCAGCGCCGATTTAACCGCCCGATAGAACTCCCAAAAGGCCTGCCCGCGCTGAGTGATAGAAATGCCCGACTCTCTGGCACACAACTCGGCTTTATCGGTCCAGCAGAATACAATTCTCCCATCATCATCTACCTCCGGCGCGACGTATGTGTCCGCGATAAGATGCAGCTCGGACAACGCTAACCGGAAATACTCGTAGCTCCCCGCTACACGCAGCGCCTTCGCCTGCCACGCAACCCGAATTGCAAACGCCTCATCGTCTTCCTCATCGCGACCGTTATAAGACGAGCCGCACCGATAACCGGCAACGTCTGCTATGGTATACGCCTCGCCAACGCCTTGCCCGGATTCAACTCCAGACGCCGCGATAGCTACATCAGCGTCAAGTACGCACTGTGGCGCGACTACCTCCGGAAAAATGCCATTATAACGCACACCCACGCTATCACATACGAGATATATCGGTATGCAAACCGCTTTAGTCGCCCCGTCCGTCGCAGCAAAATTGACGTATTCGACGCCTGAGCCGCGAAAAGTAACCTCCTCGCCGTCAACCTCGACAACGCGTGTTGCCGTCCAGCTAAGTGCACATTGGCTATCCTGTATCCCGTCTGACCGTGTGATCTCGCAGGACAACACATACGCCAACACCGCACCGCGTGCAGGCAAACGGTTAAGATAGCCGACCACGCATGTGCTGTCCGCTATACGGTCGAGGTCTTGACCGACGGCAAAAGCGCGTAACGTTGCCTTTGCACAGACGTCCGCGCTGGCCTGACCCTGTACAAGATATGGCAAAAAAGCCGATGCCAGCACCATGTGCGGATCGGCATCGACGACGGGACGCCCAAGCACGGTTTCAAGAGCAGATCGAAGCTGCTCGCGTAACTGCGCCGCATCCGTTTGCACAAGCCAAAAATCAGATGCGCCAAAGCGCGGAGTATTATCTGCCATTATTCACGCTCCTCTACAACAAGCCGAACAACTGCGCGCCCATGCTCGTCAACACCGACCGTTCCACGGGTGACCTGCGCATTTGGCACCTCGATTTCCACCTGCGCAGCCGCATCACCGAGCAGGATTTGAGCGTCGGTCGTCACAGCGGCGTCAAGCCGCGCATCGATACCGAACCGGCGGCAGTAAGGCACGTCGCCGCGCAGAATCGAAGTCACGCACGAGGCGCGGCTCAACAGAATTTCTTGAGATGTTTCGGGAAAGAGTTTATCCATTCGTCGGCCTCGTGGCTATCAGATTGAGCGAGTAGGTCGCAGCGACAAGCTCCCCGTCGGCCGCCCACCGTTCCTCTGTAATCGACAGATTTTCTATCAGATACATGCCAAACACGCGTTCGCCGCGTGTAAGCGCTCGCGGCTTATTCGTTGATTGTAGGTTTCTTAGCGACAATATGCAGCCGTCAACATCACTGCACGTATGCTCGTTAATTGACCCCGTAAGCGTTACTCTATCCGCGTCTACACCAGCGAACTCAACAACCGGTAAACCCTCGACGGTCGTATGTGTAAGTAGCCGGGACTGCGTAACCTGCGTGAGCGAGTTAAATGTCACACCTCGGCTATTGTCAGACCGCGAAACTTCCGCGCCGTGCACGCCGAATACGAAAGCACCATACGAGCCGACAATCATTGCACCCCCCCCTATTTAACATAAACCGAGTCTGCTGCCGTTGCGCCTACCGCGTAGGTCTGCGTAGCCGGGATCGTCGGGGCCGCCGTGTTCGCCGGTGAGGTTCCATTCAGATACACATGAATGTGCTCGTTGAATGCCGACACAAGCGCATCGAGCGCGGCCTTAATCTTGGAAAGCTCCGACTGCACATGATCGTCACGGCTGACTTTCTGTATGCCCTCCATAGAGCTGCCAATGTAGACGTAGCTCGCTTGAATAGCGGCGACACCGCCGGACTTTGGTGCGGTCTGAGCGTCTGTATAAACACTGCCAACGACACAAGATTCGTCCAAGCGCTCGGTATTAAGCAGCACCGCCACGCAATCGCCCGGTTGCGGCGCGAGCCAGGTCTTGACAGATGAACTGCCGCCCGGGTGCAAAAGCACCATGTCTATCGCCGCGTCCGCTTCGTACCCCGCGAGCCGAACGATCGCCCGGCCGTCCTTAACGCTAACAATCTCACCGTACTGCAAGTCCATAGCTCACGCTCCCCTAGTCCGGATCGTCATTGTCTCAGCATCACCCGTGCGAGTATAGCGCATCTCCGTTATCACACGCAAGCCTACACCGGCGATTTTGACGATTGCACCCGCTACATACCGCGCGTCCGGATAGACCGTGAGCTCGCCCGCAAGGGCGTCAAGTACGGCTTCGTCGTAGATACCCGCAGCGTCTTCCATTGTGTATCCTACGGAAACCACACCGCCATCTGCATCGCCAATAGACACTCGCACCGGCTTTCCCGTCCTCGGATCCACACGCACAGACTGAAGCTTCGCAACAGGTAGCGCCTCGACACTTTGCATCGATATGATCGCGCTGGCAGGGATATTTATGTTCGCTTGAGCGGGGGCCTCCGGAGTTCCGGGACGGGCAACGATCTGAACCTCCGACGCCGTAGCTCGCACGGCGAGCCCATACCGACGCGCGAAACGCTCCAGCAAATGGTATCCGGATTCGTTATAGCGCGCAACCTTGGGGATTTTCGGATTAGATTTAGCGGAATACCTAAGCGACAAGCCACACTCATCGCACACCCGCTGTGCAATGGCACGCAATGACATCTGCGACAGTGAATCCCACGAGCGCTTATCACTGACAAGCGCGCCCGACGACGGCGGGGGCGTACCCCCGCCGCGCCCAGATGGTGCCCTGCTCGTGGCGGGGCGAGCAGACGCCCGCCACGTGACAAGGCGCGGAACGGCCTCGACAGACACCTCTGAGATGGCGAGAGGATCCGGCGTGGCCGCGCCAAAGCGCATGGATAACGCATCACCCTTAGTGCAAGACCACTCACGAGTAAAACGACCATCAGCGTTGCACAGTGACACGCTAAGCGTAGAAGGTTCCTTCCCGACGGTGTCAACATACTCGACGGATTCGAGAAACGGCAGTAGCGACGCATCCAGACGGTTATATAACACATCGAATCTAATCATCTGGACGCCTCCACGGCGGAAGCTGTGCAATAGTAGACGTGTCCGGTGTGCGTTCAGGCGTAACGAACAGCTCACCGTACGGAAACCTCCAGACTGCCAACAACTGCGGGTCTCGCACGCCATTCTCTGCCATGATATCGCGCGTCGAAACGTCGCTGTCATAGACCTTTAGCGCGATTTGGTCCCACGTATCGCCCTGTATTGTGACGTATGCCATCAGACACCCTCCGCAAGTGCTCCAAATTGATTAAGTGCGCGCTCGACGCCTTGCGCCGTCGCAGACTGTGACTTTGACAAGGCGCGTTGAACTGCCGCGCCCGTCGCGGAATCGCCGCCCCGCGCATCCACAGACACGTTCACCTGTATCTGATTAGCCGCAGCTTTGCGGGCACGAATCTGCGCGACTTCTTCATCTGACAACGCGTGCCCTGTTATCACTGGCTTGACATCATCCTCGCCGAGGATCCAATCCTTAACTCTGCGGAATCGGTCAACGATGCCGTCGATTACACCAGAAATCCAATCGAACGCGGCCTTAAATGCGCCAACGATGGCGTCTTTAACGTCTGTAAATACCCCGGAAATCCACTCGCAGAACGCGGCGAATTTGTCCTGCCAGAATGAAATGCCCTCGGCAACAATCTTTATCCCCGCAGAAATGCCGCTAAACGCAACGTTCACGACCTTGGCAAAGCCGCGCATAAATGTCCCTGCGGTTTCAGCAAATCGCCGGATACCTTCTCGATTTTCGCGCACCCAACCAGCAAGGTCTTTTAGCACACCGATAACCGTCGGCAGCACCTCATACGCTACGTCGTTAAACGCCCCTTTTAGCGACAGCTGCGCGTCGAGCAGCATGTCCGCGGCTTTAGCTGATTGCTCAAGTTCTTTTCGCGTGCGAACATTGCCAGTGTTTCGGGCCGCTTTGCGCAGCTCATCGAGACCCGCAGTGCCGCCGCGCATGGCATGCGCAACCTTTTCGCCAGATTCGCCTAAGAGTTGCAAACTCGCCTTCATCCGCTTGGATGGATCCTCGATTTTGCTTATACCATCCGCGATCGCATAGAACGCCTCCTCGGCGTTCATGCTCTCGATATCTTTGACTGTGATACCGAATTGCGAAAATGCTTTGACCGCTTTGCCCTGCCCCTGCACCGCTGCGCCCATCTGCTGCTCGACGTGTTTTAACGCGGCGTCGAAATCCTCCGCAGACGCGCCGCCACGTTGCATCGCATAAGACAGCTCCTGGTAAGCATCCGTAGAAATTCCAAGCGCATCAGCGGTCTTAATGATTCTGTCGCCACTCTTCGCGGCAGACACACCCATATCCCACAACTTTTTCGCTGCGCCTACGGACGCAACTGCCAACGCGGAAATACCCGCGACGACACCTGCGGGTCCCGATAGTACGGACTTGAGCCCGGCAAATGACCTTGCAACAGACCCGACCGGCCCTGGGATACGCTGAAGACGCTCGCCAAAACCGCTAAACGCCCGCAGTTGCTTCCCCTTTGGCAGAACGCCGCCCAAACGTGCGAATTTTTGTTTGCTCTGCTCAAGGGCTTTCAATAACGCCGGGTCTTTAAATCGCTTGTAAGCCTCGCTCAATCGCTTGACATCCGCAGCAGCCTGACCAAGCGCGGCCTGCTTAGACGCAGATTTATTCAACCTCTCTAAGTCTACGCGTCGCTCGCCAATTCCCTTGAGCTCAGTCTGGAGCTGCTCCGACGACTGCCCGGCAACGCCGAGCTTTTGAGCGAGTTTGTCGTAAGCCGCGCTGGCCTTGTCTGCCTCTTTGGCGTTGCCAGACTGCGCGGCTGCCGCACGCTGTGCATCGAGCGTGAGCAATTTCTGCAAATCGGCTTCGCGCTTTGTGAGCGCGCTAATCTGTGCGCTTGTATCCTTAGCGATACCGGCGGCGGCCTTGAACGCACTCTGATAATCAGGCGAGAGCGCGGCGGTAATCTCAATTTTACGGACGACGTCTGCCATTATCAATGCCCTCCACGGCCTGCACCCAGTCTAATAGCTCCCCCGCTGTGGAATCCGCATACAGTCTCACGGAATCAGTATGCAGCCGGTCGCCAAGCATGACGGCCAGCCGCCGGAGCGCTGCTACGGGGTCGCGTGCTCCATATAATCGGTAAAATTTGCGAATACCGCCGCATGAAAAATTTGATAGTCGTGGATGCTCAGGTCGTCCACCGTCTCGTCGCTCACATTAAAAAGCAGCGCACCAAGACGGCGGCAAAACGCTGCATCATTAACCCACACGCCCCCCGCCTCAGCAAGTGACGGCGGTTTTATAGCGTCGATATCACGAGGCTTAAGACCCCGCAGACGCGCCTGCAACCCGTCGTCGATGAAGTTATTGCCCGCGACCATAATAGCGCGCAGACGTGCGCTGAGCGCGTCCGCTGTTGGTGTTTGGCTTGCCATCTCTTAAGCCCTCCACGGATTAAGCAAGGTACTGCTGCGCCGACTGGTTCTCGTCCACAAGAACCCCCTGCGCATTGCGGATTTTCACGACGTTATTCAGCTTGCTGATATCAACATACGTCACATCGTCAATGTCAATGCGGATATCCAGCACCTCAAACTCGATGCTGGAACCCATCTCCTCGCCGTTCTGGACGGTACCGGAGGTCGTCGATACGGGAATCGCGCGCATAAATGCGCTGAACCGCTGCTCGGTAGCTCCTTGCGCGTCGGAACCCTGGATAATCGCGCGAAACTCAAGCGTGTGCTGCCCGAAGCCAAACGCTGCGAGAAACTCCGGAGTCATTACACGCGCGGCAAAGCTCGCCCGCATACTGTCGAGGTTCCCACGCGTTGGGGTGGCCACCGTACCGGCAATTCCCGCGCCGGTCATATCCTGCGTAGGACGTGAAAAGTCCGGAAGCGTAAGCTCGCCAGTCACGGAAAGGCGTGTGTTGTCTAAGTAAGCACGGCACTGCGACACGCGCTCAGGAATTTGTGTAGTCAATGGCATGATTCACCTCCCTATTAAGCGAGCGAGCGCTCGAAGCCCTGTACATCGTACTCCAAGACGCCTTCAATGACAACCATCGCAGGCGGCGGCGCAATACGAATGCGGATATAAACGGTGCCGGACAACAGCGACGCAGTTGTGTTCAGCTCCTTGTCGAGCTCAACACTTCCAGCGTTCAATGCACCGAAGCCAACCCAACCGGCAAGAATCTGGTTAAAAGACTTAACCACACCTTCAAGCTGTCGCAAATTCAGCGGCATGTCAATACGCGCGTCGGCAAATACCTGGAACTGATTGCTCACGTAATTAAACATGCGGCGAATCGGGATCATGTAGTCCTTGACATCCGTGCTGCCGGGGAATGCGGCGGTATTATCTCCCCAAGCGACCCAACCCTGTGCAGTATTACGGAAGCCCGTGATGCCATACGCGCCAAGATACGCGTTCACGTCGTCCCGGGTAAGGAAGACTGGCTCCTCAATAATAACGTCATCGTCGTTCTCATACTTATAGTACGCGCCGGTGACTGGGAGCGGCTTATTCGACGGCGAGACGTATGGCAATCCGCCATATTGGCCGTCCGTCGCGTTAATCGCGGCACACAGCGCCGTCGAAGCGTTAAACCTAGACTCCCCGACGCCGACGTAGGGCCAGCTGTATATTACAAACGGGCTGGTTGATTCCTTCTCTTCGTGCACATCATCGTAGGACACGCCGTCACCGTTTCCACTGAACCCGTCAGGGAGATCAACAAGCGCAACGCCCTTAAATCTACCACCAATCTTCGACACCGCAGCGGCCATTGCTTGCACTAAGCCGGAATACAACTTAACGTCACCGAATCGCCCAGGAATCGTGAGCAACGACGCCACGCGATTAAACCGCTCGTAGAGCGTGTGGATACCTTGTATGGCCGCGATAATATCCGCGCCGGATTTAACGGTGTCGCCACACATGTTAAGCTCTACAGAAACCTCCGTAACCCCTGACGGAAACTCAGCGTCCGCTACAGAGGTTGTGTAGCCGTCGTACAGCGTAAACGTCACCGTCGATGCGCCAACGGTAACAGTAAACGGGGCAATAGCTGCGTCCGACGTCTGCGTCGTTGCGTGCTCTACGCCCTCGCTATCGATGATAACCGCAGAATATTTAGAGCTCGCAAATGACACCTTGACACGCGCGCCGTTTAAAAGCGCATAGGCCGCGTCCAGATCATCTGCAGCGACGCTACCAAGAGACACCTTAAAGCCCGCATCAATACTGGCCGTTCCGGATACTGCTTTGAAAAGCGGTGAACAGTATTGCATCTGCGGCAGCGACTGCATAATACAATCGCTCCGACCCGCAAGAACAAACCAATAATATGCAAAATTAGTTAAGCAACCGCCGTTTGAGTATGCGCCGGAATTGATATCGACTTTCTCATCGACACCAAAAAGGGCGCAATACCGCGACCAGCTTGTCACAAGTACAGGCCCAACTGCTTTGGGGGCACCACCAATCACGAACGGCAGGGCAGAATCTACGGGAGCCGCCGTTTGAATGCTGGTAGATACCTCGCTCGTGTAAACACCGTGACGATAAGCCATTTTCTACCCTCCGTTAGATTAAAAACCCGCCGTTATCACGTGCGGCGGATCGTAGTTCAAAGCTGATATCAATACGAGCCTGCCACACTGGGCGCGGCTGCGCAGCGGGGATCTCCCAGGACAAATTCCCAGGCAGCGCCCCAAAAATAACGCCGTTGGGGGGATTGTAGAGCTTTTGGCCGAGCGCGTCAATGCAATCGCGCAGGGTTCGCACCGCCCACAAATAGTCCGTCCCATCGGTCTTTGATGTGCGAATTTGAAGAAGTATCGACACGTCTGCCGTCGCGGCAGACTGCGCGGCGCTCCCACGGTTCACACCGTAAGCTCCCCGTGTTATCTCGACGACGAAGAACGGGCAACGGTCAACCGAGCGGTCTACAGACGGCTCCGGACACGCGTCACAATATCCCGTATAGCCCGGCCACACTTCGGCGGCCAGCCAATTCGTCAAGCGCTCGACCAATTCGTTCGCCGTATAAGCATCATGCAGCAGCCGTTCGTTTGGCATTCAGCACCTCCTCCGTCGCCGCTATAACTTCGCCCGCACAACGCGTCAAGACGTCCGCTGGTCGCGGCAATCCGTCCAGCTCCCATAAGTAGCGCCCTGAGACGTAGACAATCGGGTCTTTATCATAGCCGCGGCTGTCTGTGTAGTAGCCATAAGCGCGCCCAGATCTAACCGGATCTCTACGCCACAGACGGCCCTGCCAGATAAACCCCATCGGGATTGTGACCGGCTTGCCAACCCAACCTATGACGGTAATCGGCTGACGATTGTGCCCCGTGGTGTCTTGCGCCAGCGACGGCGTGACTTGGATTTCTTCAATTTTCGGCCACCGTAAAGACGCAATATAAGTAATACTACACGCCACAGAATTCTTACGAGTAAACCGCTTGAGCGTTGGGCGTGAAGTCACCGCATTTTTCGCGTAGCGGTCGAAAACCGCAAGCCCCGCATCGGCTGCCGCGTCAAGCCGGGACGTTACGTCTCTTATGGCTTCCTCGGACATAGCCGCAAGCTGAACCTCGAACGACCTATGATCAATCGCGGGCTTTGACATCGCTCAATCCTCCACGCACTGTAAGGCTATGCGCAAGCATAACCCACCAAGGCGATTCGATGACGACACCCGGTATTCCACGTCGTCAAGAAAGAAAATCGAGCCAACCGACGGCAAATTACCACCGTAGTCGGCTGCGCGCACAATAACCACACAGTCCGCCGCGAACGTGCCCAGATCGACCAGCGCCGTGCGAACGGACAGTCTGCCCGCATGCACAATCGCCTTTATCTTAACGCCGTTCACGTCGTGCTCTACCCAGAAGCCGTCATCATCTGTGTAGATGTCCTCTAAGTCCTCGAGAACTGTGTGATCATAGATACTCACTTCTTCGTCTTCTTACGTGGTGCGGCACGCTTTGCCGGTGGGGGTTCCACCGGCTCGACGGCCTCAGGTTTAGGTTGCTCCGCTGGCTGCGATTTAGGCTCCTCGACGATATCGACAAGCCCGGCTTGCCGTAACTGCTCGGCGAGTGCGTCCGAGACATCGAACGCCTCGCCCGCCACATGTGCTGCGGCGTTGTGCCAGAGATTCTGCAATGCTCGGACGCGCATGGGCTAGCTCCCCAGACCCTTGATGTACAGAACGTCCCACTTACGACGAACGAGCGGCAACGGCGCAGACTGGATGATATTCGCAATCGCAACGGGATCACGCTTAACGTCGGAATAGATCGAACGGCGGCCAATGTAGCGGCTCATGCCTTCCTCACCGACTGGCAGATAGGTCGGACCGTACATCATCTTGGCGACGCTTGCGGAGCCGAGCAACGCAGTGTTAGACGGGAGCAGCTGCGAACCACCAAGGGCGGCACCGCTGGCATACAGCGACAGGCCGGCGAACTGGCCGAGGTACTGGATACCCTCCATGTCATACTGCGCACCGGCATCGACGTTGCCCGGGTTAAGCAGCGCGGTTGGCGTTGCCATGAGTGCGCGAGCGAGCTTAGCGCCAACGTTTGCGGCGACAACGAGGGTATTCGGAGCCGCGCCGCCGTTCTGGATAATAAGGTTCTGCCAACCGAGGATATCCTCAAGCATCTTAGCTCCGGTTGTGCTGTCACCCCAAGCAGCAGAGGCCGTGATTACAGGGTCATCGACGCCGCCAGTTCCGGGGGTAGTCCAGTACGAAGCGAGCAACTTCTTGCTGCCGTCGGCCAGCTGGACTTCGACCTTGCCCTCTGTGAGTGCCTGAATGGCCATGCTCTCTTCGGTGCGGATAAGCGCACGTTCAAGCTCGCCGTAGCTGATATTCTGGAGTTCTGCGATCTTCTCGGCATCGTCGTAGGCGGTGCGGCCGGGCAGACGGTTTTCAAGCTCGAACGGCGTGATCACATGCTTGTGGCGGATGCACTCAAAGCGCGCGGTCTGCGTGTCGAAGCCCTGGACGGCATCCGTAGTCGATTCGGATTCATAACCCGCAAACGGCAAGCGGTTGTCGTTGTAGGTGATGCGGTCATACTCGAACACGCGTTCGGGCACGGCGTACACTACCTGGAAAAATTTATCGCGGAAAAAAGATCCCTGACGCACAATAGTTTTCTCGATGGCGTCGAGCATTACACGGGAAACTAACTCAGCCATTATCCTGCCCTCCCTTACTTAAGCACGATGCCGCAGTTGCGAAGCTCCGCAACGATTGCGTCGGGGATATCGTTGTCGCTGTTGGCGTCTTTGTAAACGCCGTTGATGTAGTCATAGAAAAGCTGGCCAAAGACGATCACGTCCACGGACTGCGCAGCATTGCTCGCCGGGGCATCCTTAAGCAGAATGCCGTAGGGCTGCGCGTATGCGCCGGAATCCGCGCCGATAACGTCGAAGGTACCATCGGAACTTGCGCCGCCGGACAGCGTTACGGAGCCTGCCGGTGTGTAGCTCGCGCCGGTCACCGAAACAGAACCGGCTGGAGTGTACTCCTCCGCGTCTCCAGACAGATTCGCCTTAGTGCCGGTAAAAGTGGCCGTTGGGGAAATCGTCGCGGCGGTACCGCTGAAACTTGCGGACACCGGAGCCGATCCCTTAATGGCGATAATGGAACCGCGCGGCACTTTAGCGAGCTGCGCGTTGAGCGAGACGCACTGTGTGCAATACCTCGCACTGTAGAAGAAATCACTTGTCATAGTAGGCATTTTCTCGCCCTCCCTTATACGTTCAGTTTGAACCCACGTGCACGAGAGAGCTGCTCATCGTGCACCGTACAACCCAAATCGCCACCCGCGAGCGCATAGGCACGCGAGATTGCTTCGTCAAGCGCGGCGTATTTCTGCGCCTGCGCGTCATAAGACCTGCGGCACTCGGCCATCTCATCCCGCAACGCCTGCAGCTCTTTGGCTAACACGTCGCCGATATCCTCGCCCAATGCTGTGAGTGTAGATACGGTTTTGCCTGACGCCTCGACGATACCCGAGACGGCCTTTTCTGCGGCGTTCTGGATGGCCTGTACACGCGTTTCACCGCTGGCTGATATATTTGCCAGCCCGGATTGAATCGCCTCGATACGGGGCACCAGGCGCGCCGAAACGGCATTATCGAGCGCCTCCGGGATATCCGGCTGCGGCTCTGGATTCCGCGGTTCGGCCAGATAGCCGGAGACGCCGAACGCCTCGACCTCATCCACAAGACCAAGCTCCTGCGCGCGCTCGGACGGCATCCACGTTTCGGCCTTGAGCATATCACGGATCTCATCCTCGCCGCACTTCATGCGGATTTGATAGACCTTGACAATCTCATCGTCGCAAACGTCGAGCACGTCCGCGCATTTGCGCATTTCGTCGGCGTTACCCGCACCAATGATACTTGCTTGGTGAACCATGAATGTGCTACCCAGCTGCGCCGTCACTTTAGCCCCCGGAACGCACAAGAGCAGCGTCGCGGCGCTTGCAATCATACCAGCGGTTTTAATCGAAACCGGCCCAGCGTAATCCGCCAGCTGTGCACGCATGGCGAACGCCGTGTCGAGGTCGCCGCCTGGGCTAGACACCCAGACATCCAGCGGCGCACCGTCGGCCTCGGCCAGCACAGCGGCGAGCTGTGCGGCGTCACTTGCGAACCAGTCCGATTCACCCGTGATGGCACCAATAATCGACAGCTTCACGCTGTCCCCACTTCTACTCGCGATAAGCATCGGAGCCCTCCATTACGTCTATTGGCTGGCCATTTTGGTCCTTGACCAAACCATACTCCCTCATAAGCCTTTCTTCATAACCGCGCTGCCGTATATTGGCGGCGATATCTGTACCGGTTGCGATCTGCGCCTCCCGTGCGAGCGTGGAGACACACAGCTGAACGCGCTTTGCAGCGGCGTCGATCTCCTTCGTCGGGTCAATGTTCGGCAGCTGCTCGCCGATCCACTCAGCCGAGCGCCACGCGCTGCGGCGTGCCGGATCGGTATAATACCCTGTGAGCCCAAGCTCGTCCGCATGCAGGTCGAGCCAAGCGTTGTACAGCGGACGAACGAATTGGTCGACGAAGCGCGCGCGGTCTACTTCATAGCCCCGCTGTGCGTCCAGTAGCGCCGCGCGGCTGGCCGAATATGACGCGCCCCACTTTTTGAGCGCGACCTCGGCACTGATTCCAAGGTTCGCGGCTATCTCCGAGAATTTATGCTCAACAAAATTCGCATACTCCGGGTTGGGACGCATCGGGTTAAACGCTTTCATATCCGCCCCATCCCACAGGTCGATTAGATTTCCGTTGCCCCAGTTCACAGGGGGCTCATGCTGCGGCGGCTCGGCCGTTTCATCCACAGACGGCCCAGGGATTTTCCCGAAGCTGTCCATCAGGTCGATCTCTGCCTGCGCCTCGACAGCCGGGTGCGTGCGGAATAACGCTGGTTTGGCCGACACTACCGCCGCGTCAAGTTCGGCTTTCTGGTATCTGTCAAGCTGCTTGCAATCCTCAATCACACGCGAGGCTATTGGGAGCCCGCGCAGCTGCCCCGGACGATCGAACGGTGTGTGGATAAACAGCGCTCCACTGCGCGGGAACAGCCACGAACCGTCTGCCAGCGACTGGAAACCGGCCATGAATTTCCGGCGGCGATAATATCGCACAGGGAAACCGTCGGAGTTGAACTCGAAGCCAGTGGCCAGCCAGTATGCAACCGGCCGGCCATTCACGGCGAGCTCGATACCCGAGCGCACGCGCTCGTTGCCGTATTCCTGCGGCGGCGTGATAAGGCAGTCAGATTCTATAATCCGCACACGGATTGAACGTGCGGCCGCGTCGCAATACACGTCCGCAATGCAATCACCGCTCAACACGCACGCTTTGTATGCTGTATAGAGCAGCTCGTTCAGCGATTCGCCGTCAAGACCGACATTTCGCGACCAACGTGCAAACGCCGCCTCAATCCTGCGCTCAATGCGGGTGGCATCGTCCAGCTCAAGACCGAGCGCGTCGGCGTCGATCTTTGCGTCCAAATCAAGCCCGCGCCCGATAACGCCGTCGCATTTTGCGTGGATAATCGAACCGAAAAAACTGTTAGACGTATACAGGTCGCGGCTGCGAGCCCGCAGCATAAACTGATTTTTGTCACAATCATCGCGCGGGCTGGCTGGGAAGGTAAACCAGCTGTCAAGCGGTAGGCTGTCCATAGACGCACCGTGGCGCGCATAGCCAAGCCACGAGAACAGCTCCTGCCCGAAGTTCGTCACCTTGCGCACGGCTTGCGACACGGGGCGCGCCTGCGGTGTGCGCGTTAGCGCGCGCAGTGCGCTATTTATGCGCCGGATAATACTCATAGCCTACCACATCCAACGGGTTCGCACGTAATCAATGGACCGCACCGGGGAGACGCGAGTGCAGCCCCCGCCACGCAGAACGCAAGCCAAGCGGGCATACAGCCTGTCAAGCTGTGCCTGTATGGCGGATGCATCCTGCCGATAATACGTTAGGCCGTCGATTGTGTATGATTTACCCCTCGAAACGGCAAGCGAGGCCGCCTCCCAGCGGTCAATCTGCGCACGCAGTTCGTCTACGGTCATACGGCACCCCCGATAAGACACAACCGCGTCGGGGGTCGCGCGCCCGCTGGCTAGGCGGTGAGGAACGGTAAGCCCGCGCTCCTTTAGCCGACGCAGTATTACACAATACCGTGTAGACGATTATGCGAATTTGTCAAGGTTAAAATGCTAAAGTTTCCGGAAAATATTTACTAACAGCTTTGCGAAGCGACGGCGAGATACCGAAGACTTCGCGCCACATCTCCGCGTCTGTTCTGCCCTTCGCATAACGAAACGGCCAAGCGTGTGTTCCTTGCCTATATCCGTCCGGCCATGAGTAAATCGGAGCCAACGGTATCCGCCTATAGTGCAGGTACGCAAACACAAGCTCGTGAGGCCAGTCATAGATTATGTCATAGTACGCCTCAGTAGCGCCTTTGACGTTCCCGTCCGCGCGTCTACGCCCCGTGACTATCTTGTCGCAGCCATACTCCCGCGCGAATTTAGCGTTACCCTTACGCTGCACTATCTGATAAGTTCTGCCTAAAATATCAGAAGTTTTAGGGAATAGAAACTTCGGATTATCACGAAGCCACTCCAAATTCTGCCCAGTGTTTACAGGCTCGCACCCAGCCGGGAGATTAGATAACGCCCACCGCATGAACTCTGGATACTCCAGCTCCGTATGCACAAACGCGCCCCGCTTAATACCTAACTCCTGGCATAACGAAGCTACCACCGCCGCATCTTTTCCGCCGCTCCAGCCAAACATACACGAATGCCCCTCCAGGTCTCTATCCGCGCGGGCTAATGTTTCCCGTACCGCGCTATTTAGCTCTGCTTCAGAAACATAAGATTCGATGTCATTAGCAACTGCAAGCCACTGTCCATTAAGCATGTTCTGCTTTTTTCCAAGTACAATACGCATTATTTAGCCCTTTTTATTGAATGGCAAAAAAGTTCATAAGCGGCGAGCGCGTAGACCGCACAGTCCAAAGCCTCGTTACGCACGCGATGCTGCACCCAACGGGTTACCTGCTTACCGCGCTCTACATGCGTTTCGGGGGATTCGGACGTAAGCTGCGCCCAAAATTCATCGCTTAACTCGCTGGGAATGTGGATATACCCCGGGCCAGCCGTTCCTATGGCCAGCCGGTCATAGATAATACGCTTAATCCTATCTACGCCCAACTTATACAGCGGCGCATGATACTGCGGTATGCGGCTCGGCGGCGAAATCAATGGAACCTTGTCACCGCCGACACCTTTAACCGCCACTACCCTGCGACGTTCAAGCGGCGCACAGGCCCGATACACAGCCTGCGTAGTGTACCCGTCCCCCGAATCCACACAGGCTGCGAATATACGTCCTTCGCGGCCATCACTGGTCACAATCGGCGTAGCCAAAAACTCACGCATACGCGCCCACAGCTCCGCGCTTAGCGGGTCGCCGATTAGAACCTCGTGCGCGATGGCCCAGGATTCCATACTCGCGCCAAAGCCCCAAACTGAAATCTCCAAGCGATCTCTCTGAACGTCAATCCCTGCGGTAAGATAACGTATCGATGAATGGTCCGGCTTGCTTTCAAATCGACTTCTCGTTGCGCCGCCCCCAGTAGAATGCCACGCCGGCGGTCTTTCATCCCACGGCTCGGCTAATCGGTCTTGAATAAACGTGCGCAGCCTATCAATATCACGCGTCTGATTAGCTGCTAGCCACTCATTAACAATGCCACTTAGCGGCATCCACGGCGAATAGAGCCCCGGTAAATGAAACCCTACGCGGCCGCTATTTAGCTCCCCGGATACGTGTACCCAGCTCCCCCGTGATAGCAACGTATATGGCGCGGGCCCGCTGTCACGAAAGTCCCCGCCGCATGCCGGGCATTCCATCCGCGCCGTTTGCGGGTTATCGTCATCCCATTTAACCATAGTCCATTTCCACGAAAATGCCTCGCCGCAATGCGGACACGGTACACGATATTCATGCACCGCGCATGTACCAAGACGCCTCCAGATTTCGGAAGAACGAAGCGCCCCCGGCGTGGACGTTAGCAGCACTTTCCGATCAACAAAGTTGGTCGCTCTGCCTATCGCCATATCTACCGCGTTGCCGTCGCTTCTTGCGGGAAAAGTGTCTATCTCGTCGCACAGCACTACCCGTATTGGACGAGACTTTAGGTCTGTCGGGCTAGCCGCGGAAGCAAGCCTCAAATACCCGCCGGGGAACCGCTTAACATTAAGCTTAAGCTGCCCCGTCTTCTTAGATTTCTGTCGGTCTTCCTGCAGACCGAACAACGGTCTAAGTTCCGGCATACTTCGTATCATGGCGTCAACGCGGTCGCAGCCGATATCCTCGTACAGGTCTTCAGACGGTTCGACCAACAATACCGGCGACGGCTCGTGCAGCATGTAGTAGCATATCGTGTTCAATAGCAGCTCTGTCTTACCAAGCTGCACGCCAGTACACATCACGATCTCTCGGGTTGACGGGTCTGTTACGGCGTCCATGATTGCCTTCATGTACGGCGTCCTATCTGTGCGCCATTTACCAGGTTCTGGCCCCGCACCATCGCCTATAACGCGGTGCTCATCTGCCCATGAAGACAACGGAGCAGGCGTTGTTATGCGCAGATACCGGAAAAACTCCTGGCTCCAAAGATTCGCGTTCATGCTATACCGCCCCAGTCACCTGTAAACGCGCTCGCCTGTATTGCATCTATAGCGAGCGAAATTTCAGACCGAACAATCGTCGCGATTTCCTCCGCAGTTTTCCCCACGCACATACCCGCAACACGTTCAGGAATTTGACCCAGTAAACGCGCCACGTTAGCCGCCGTCTCCGCCGCGTCCAACGCCACGTCTTCTGCCTCGATCAGCTTCCCCCTGGCCTTGTCATTTTCCCTCTGGCGCGCCGTGGCCGCAGCAAGCCTGGCCGCGGCTTGCGCCTTAAGATACTGTAGCTTCCATTTCTTAACCTCGCCAGCATCCGGGTCTTCTTGCTCTATATCGCCAAGCTCTCTATCTGGCAGCCCTAATAACGCTCTGGCCAGCGTATCCGCGTCGTACAAAAACGGCGGCACTTGCCTACGCGGTCGCAAACCCCCCGCAGAGACTAACGCGACTACGCCCTCGCGGATCGGTATCCTGTCGCCGGGCACACTCGGTAGAACTCCCTGCCGCCAAGATCTGACAACCGCCCCTTCTTTCGTACCGGTTATTCTAGCAAACTGCCATAATGGCAGCGGTTCGCCGCTACGAATCGCGCTCATTAACGCATCTATCTTCGCTGGGTCATTTGCAATTAAATCGTCCATAATCAAAACCCGACAACTTTACGCGCGTTCGAGTAACCAGAGACCCCCTCCGTCATAAGCGCCAAGAACTGCTCCCGTGTAAATTGGCATAAGCGGAACACCTCCTCACGAGACATCCCTAATTGCTTAGATATTTCGGATACGCTTTTACCTGAATCTAAAAGCTTCTTTATAATATCTTGCATCGGGCCAAGCTGGTGCACACCGCGCGCACGGTTGTGCGTGATTGTACCGTAGACATCTTCGGCTTCATCGGTATGCTGAACAACAACCACCGGTACCTTCCCGCCGAGCCGAGAAAACAAGGGCTCCTGACCAGACACAGTCCAACGATGGAAACCGTCGATTATCGTATAATCCGGACGAACTACTATAGGCATCGTCCACCCATTCACGAGAATGCTCTGTGTGAGCAGCTGCATGTTCTGCTTACTGACCACATTAGGGTTGTAACCATTAGGCTTCAATAACGTCCTGTCAACAATCTGGACATTACTAATCGGAGCCAATAAATCCACGTCATTCATAACCACCCCCTACGTATTTAGCCGGGCTTTTAAGCTAGCCAAAAAAGCCCGCTTAGACCGCTGCTTCGGATCTCCGGCGGACAGAATGTTATACAACTTGCGCCACAAATCCGGCGTCATATACCCCGCGTACGATACAACGTAATATAAAAGTGACCTAACGTCCGTAGCCTTCGCATAGTTTCCTGACTTAAATAGCTCCATACAAAGCGCCTTATAGTCACGACCACTCTCCCCGGAAGCTTGAGACCTACTTGTTCTGCGGAACATCTCGCTCTCAAAGTATAAAGCCGCAAGGTATGCGTTAGGCTCGCGCCGGCAGATCTTTTCCCACAGCCCCGGGTAATATTCAGCCATTCTTGCCAAAGAGCCGGCCGTATCTATGGAAAAGAATTGCGATATTCGCAATTTGCGCCTCCCATTAATGGCATAAATACGCTCGTAACATCGAGGGTAGGGGAGTCCGCGTTCTTTTATATACAGCCATATATCAGAATCTTTCCAATCCCAAATCGGGTATTGAAGTCGGCTGGGCGTAAGCCTAAACTCCCCGCCATCTTTAGCGAGAGCGCACTTTATAACAGAAAGCCGCTGAAGACTCTCATTCGCTCGAACACCTGCAACACGTACCCTTCCCCGGGTCAGTATGGCCAGCGCCTGCTGAAAGTTCCATTGACCCGGAAACTGAAATATCGGATGCGATTTAATCGCGAAATCCGGCGGTTCCCTAACCCAGCATTCTCTAGCCTTCGGGTCAAAGCAAGTCCAAGTCTCTGCGTCTTCGAGACTATGAAAGCAATTATTATGCTTAAATGGCAGCGCCAACCAATAAAACGAAACGCCGATAGACGCCCACTGCTCACGCGCGAACCTCATGCAGGCCTCGCACTCCGGAAAAATAGCTTCCTCGTCGCAAAAATAAACATCTAAGCGCCGCAGTACTTCCGGATGGGCGGTAGCATATCGGTAAACAAGGTCATGTAGACACAACAAATCCTTGCCGCCGCTAAGCGCCAATGACACCGGGTACGACGCAGAAAAAATGCGGTCAAGTCTACGAAACGCGGCAGAAACAACGTCTACGTCTAACTCTACCAAGCGCGCCGATTGGACTAGCTTGGTCATTTAGGGACCCCGCTGTTGAAAACTTTGCCGCAATACGGGCAAATTATCGACGACGGTGATGCTTCTCCAGAAGACCTAACGTACACTGGGGACGCTACGGGCATTTCTTCAACAAAAGGCGCAACATCACTTTCAGGTTGGGCCTGTTTTCGGGATTCCAAAACCGGCTCCGTTGAAAACTTTGAAACCGGGGCATCATACGACGAACCAACCCCACGCACTGTCATCGTATTAAGTGCATCGTCACACACGCTGTCGCACAGACGCTGTATCGCTTCCGCATCGAAACCCGGTATATCAAAGTCCCCCGCCGATCCGAGTAATTTTAACTCATCAAAAATAGCACCGATATCCGTGCTCCCAAGCTCGTAGCACTTATTATCCGCGAGAATCAACTTGCGCTTTTTGGCCTCCGCCCACCCAGAGACAACATACGCCTCGGCGGCCTCTATGCCGGCGCTTTGCATAGCTGCCAGCATGCCGTTCCCTACTAAGACAACATTCGCCTCATCAATGACAAATGGACGAGTCTGCCCAAACTCCTTTAATGACCTAACGAGCTCAGCTATCTGAACCTGGGAATGCTTCCTACAGTTACGCTCCGCCGGTACCAAATCCGCAACTTTAACCTTTTTCAACTTCAGCTTTTCCATCTTTTTTTCTCCGCTTAATCAAAAGCCAAATCCCGCCAGCAACTATCGCCAGCGCAAATACGACGCGAGGGATACCAAGATACGACCACAACGACAACACGCCAAAGCTGGCTAGCGCGCCCCAAGCTACGCAGACCGTAAGCGAAACAGCCGTCCCTATCTTTTTGCCGCCGAGCTCATGCAGCGCAACAGCGATAGAATCAATTGTAGAGCTGGTAACACTCAGCAGGACAACTATCAGAATACCGTTCATAACAGGGCTAAACTGTAAGCCGGACAAGAGAAAGTCCAACAGCAAAAACCCGGCAAAAAATAACGCTGATACTTTATATGCAGCCGGACCGCCGGGGAGCTCACCCCGCTGCCAATGCTGTAAGTCCCCTATAGGACCGGAAAGTAAAACACACCCGCTCCAAACGCCCCAAAGCACATCGGACAGGCCGGAGCTGGCTCTTTGCACAGCGGGTACGCCGGTAATCAGCCCAGCCAACAGGATCGCCACCATACCGCCGATAGCGACCAGCCACTGCACCACATCGGTCTTTATGGATGTAGGGAGCCCGCGCTTATACATCCACAGAGTGAAAATAATGCCAACAGCTGAGGCTATAGCATAACTGGCGACCGCCGGCACGCCTAGCCGCCCTAGGACTGTGTTTATCACGGTCATTTGAAACAGCAGGCAAAAAATCTGAATCATAATGGCGAACGCTTTAAATGGCTTTGAATCCATAACCGCCCGGTTAAGAACTTTTTTGTGCATAAGAAAGCCAAAAAGCGCAAGGGTCAAACTGTTGCACGCCGCCCATATTAACCACGCGCCAACACCCCTTGTCTGCGCGATCTCCATGCCGACAATCAAACCCGTCCCCCAAGCCCACGACGCCGCAGCAGAAGCGGCCAGCTTAACGGTAGGCACCCGTTCCATAACACCAATCTCCTATGTTACCAAGTCCACTAATACGCCCGGGGCTATTAGCTACAGGCAAAAGATGTTTAGCTAATAAGTCCGAAATGCCCCGCGCTGGTAAGCCTATCTCGCGGCCTTTATTTGTCAAGGGAATTTTTCGCCAGAAAATTTTTAGCTACCCCCCGGGCCTGTTGACC